ATGTTAGACCATTAGTAATGATTTTTTTAATAGTATGCACCATGCTATTAATATTTATTGATGCTGGTGCGATAAATTTCGAAGTAAAATCATCTTGGGTGGATTTACTTCAATTAGTATTAATAACCGTGATCGGTGCTTATTTTGGCGGTAGATCACTAGAAAAAGTAAAAAAATAAAATTATGGGACAAAATTCAACAGAAGTCGCTTATGGCTTTGGACAAATGGGTAGCGTATATACTGACTTAGATCAAGTTATTATACCACCTAAAGATCACGTTATCGTAGCTATTCAATTTTTAGCCGATAACACCCCAACAATAATGGTTCCTGAAAAATTAGATTATATGGGACCAAACTTTCCAGCTATATCTGGATCAACAGACGAACACGTTGACGCGACTGGTAACAACTATTTTAACTTTAACGGATCTTGGACTAGTGAGATAGCTGATACTAACATTTCTGCTGGAGCTGATGTTACTTTAGAAACACCAGCTGTTCCAACTGACAGGATACATGTTGGTGATTATGTGTTGTTAGTTAATGGTGATGCTAGTGAGGCCGATACAGATATGGCTATAGATAGTGAAACTCCATATCCAATATATAATGGACCAAACAAGCAGGGTGTTTATGTTACTGCTTACGACGGCGTAAGCAAAGTTAAACTAAGTGCAGATATTACACCAACAGGTGATCAAGCATTATTATTCCTTGATTCATATCACGGCGCTGGTGGTACATCAGTAGCTTCTCAAGTGTTTCCAAAAGGATTAACAATATATGGTAGATGGGCAGCATTTAAACCTTCTGCAACTGGAGTAATCTGTTATTTCGGTAAGTAATGGCACCTTTAGGGTTAGGAGCAGGTTTTTATGGCGTTGGCCCTACTATAGGTTCTGATAATGCAGCGGCAGTAGTTGCACCAACAGGAACTACGGTAAGAGTTGGTGATGGAAATGATAACGGTCTTTATTTTGAAGCCTCAGTTTTAAAAAGTACCTTTAGAGATTCTTTTACTATAGCTTTTTGGGTTAAGTTAATTGAAGGGCAACCGAGTTCACAATTAGCTTTATTTGGAAATTATGGCAACTCTACCGGTTCAGGAAAGTGTAATCTTCATTTAGAGACAGATGGAAAGCTTAATTTTGGATTTGAGGAGAATAGTGATAGTCATCAATACAAAACAGATGCCGCTGTATTCGCAAGTGGTAGCAGCGCATACAAGCATATAGCTATAACAATGACAAAAGCAGGTGATACTGAGAATAGTGTTTCTGTTATATATGTAGATGGAACGCGTGTAGATACTTCCGTGGTAAGTGGGAATGAAATTACCGGAGGAAACCATTCAACTTGGGATGACGAGGATGATGCTTTTGGAATAGGTGCGGCGAGTTTGCTTTTAGTTCCTGGACATCCGTCTAGTTTTATCGGGCTTGGTACGCAAGGGGAGTATGCGGAATTCGCAATATGGAATGTAGCTTTATCTGCTGGTATGGTGGCAGCTATAGAAGCCTTAGGTGTTCCAACAGCATCAAATTTTCCAGATTTAACAGCAAGTAGTGGTGCGTATAATGTTGAGGATGATTTAGTTACATACCACAAACTCAACGATTATAGTGGTGCAATTGCTTTAGAACTAATTACAGGCACTCCTGAAAGCCAAGGAAGATTATTAGGCGTGAGTAATTTTATGCCGTAAGAATACAACTATGAAAATAAATAATTATGCTAGGATTAGGAAATAATGTACATGCTAATAGTTATAGTGGTAGTAGTAGTTGGACGCCAGCAAGTTTATCAAACTTAACACTATGGCTAGCGTTTAATCAAAATATAACTGCAGATCAAGCTGCAGATAAGAGCTCTATAACTCATAGTACAACAGCTGGAGACATGGTAGATCAAGACAAAATAAACGCTTGGAATGCTTTTGGCGACACTAGTATAAACGCAGTGCAAACAACAGAGGCTGATAAACCTATGTGGGAAGCTGACGCTGCAGATGTTGGTAGTGTAAATTTTCATAACGGTTCAAAATACATGAATCTTTCCGAGAATATTGTTCTGGATGCTAACACAGATTTTACAATAGCTCTAAGATTTAAACCTGATGATTTTACTTCTAGAGTTTTTTTTGGAGACAGCACTAGTGAATTTGTAAGATTACAGAGCAATACTGTTATAAGACTAAGGGTCAATTCTAGTAATACTGATTTTACTTTAGCTAGTAGTAACATTGCAACAGATAAATATATTACTTTACTCATTGTTAGAAGTGACGGAGCCACAGGTAATGTAAATTTATTTGTTAGAGGTGCTGATTCTGGTTATTTTGATGGAACCGCAACAGGAACACAGTTTGGTAGTGAAGGACAAGTTACAGGAGAAATAACCTTAAGTAATCTAGGCTCTAGTGCTGATGATGCGTATAATATGCATGGTTTTATAAAAGACATGCTCGTGTGGGATGGAACCGCTGCTAGCTCAGCTGATAGAGAACAAATATTTGACTATATAGAAGGACAATAAAATAAAATTAACTTAAATTAAATAAAAATGGCAAAAACAAAAACAAAAGGAACAAACGCAAAAATTAAAGAACTTAAAGGTATTAAACCTGAAAAAATAACTGAAGATCAGTTGAAAAAAGTTCAAGACGTAATTAATGAGATAAATAGATCTCAAATGGAGATTGGGCAAATGGAAACCAAGAAACATGCGATCGCACATCATATCACGGTTTTACAAGAAGCTGTTGGTGAGATTAGAGATGATTTCGAAAAAGAATACGGTACAGCTGACGTTAATATTCAAGACGGAACTATAAACTACCCAAAAGAAAATGGCGAAGTTAATAAGGAAGATTAGTATCGGTAAAGATTATAAGAATGACGCTATGCACTATGCCGTGGGGCAAGAAGTGTATGGTGGTCATACTATCTGCGATATTATAGAAGAAGACGATAAGTTTTCTGTTTATATTAAAAAGAAAAAGGATGTACTTCCTTGGAAAGACTTTAATAAAAACATGGCGGTATCTGTAGAATATAATCTCGAGTACTAATGAAGAGCGTATACAACTTTGTTGTAACGCCAAAAGGAGAAAGATATAACAATACTAAAAAACTAGATGGTGGAGAATTAATCTTGAATACAGAGATTTTTAATCACCAATATGTAAATAGAGAAGCTATTGTTGTATCAAAACCTATAATTGGTGATACAAATATAAAACCAGGAGATACGGTTATAGTACATCATAATGTATTCCGCAGGTGGCATAATGTAAAAGGTATTGAAAAGAATAGTAGAAGTTATTTTGATGAATCTACTTATATGATATCTTCAGATCAAATCTTTTTATATAAAAGAGATGATAAATGGAAAGTTCCAAAAGGTTATTGTTTTGTAATGCCTTTAAAACAACAAAATCCACTTGATGTGGATTTAGAAAAACCTTTGCAAGGTATTGTTAAATATTCAGACGGTACAGTTAAGGTTAATGATCTAGTTGGTTTTAGACCAAGTAGTGAATACGAATTTATAATCGACGGAGAACGATTATACAGAGTTTTATCTAATTTTATTACAATCAAATATGAATATCAAGGAGACGAAGAAGAGTATAATCCAAGCTGGGCACAAAGCAGTTGAAGAACTTATTAAAGTTGCAAAAGAAGCTATTGTTGATAGTGGAGATGATATTACAGCAGACAGACTTAAAAATGCTGCAGCTACTAAAAAACTAGCGATATTTGATGCTTTTGAAATACTTAATAGAATTCAAGAAGAAGAGAGTTTACTTGAAAGTAAAACGCCAGAAGAAAAGAAAGAAAGAGTGTTTAAAGGTTTCGCAGAAGGAAGATCAAAATGAGTTACGAGCAAACATTAGTTAAAATAATCGACCCTATAAAAAAAACGACTATTAGTCGTCTTAATAAGGGTAAAAAATGGAAATATGGATACGATAAAGAACATGATATTATCATACTATCAAAAACTGGTCAAATTGGTGAAATCTATGAAATCCAAAATCTCCGGATAGCATTACCAAAACAACCTAAAGAAGTATATAAACACGAGAAAGATAAATGGGTTAAAGAAGAATATCCTAAAGAGTTAAAGAATATTAAGAGTATTTTTGATTGGAGAACTTATCCAGATGAACAAAAAGAACAGTGGTACGATTATATAGATCAAGAGTTTGATAGAAGAGATAATGGATTCTGGTTTACAAATAATGGTAAACCAACTTATATAGTAGGAACGCACTATATGTATCTTCAATGGAGCAAAATAGACGTTGGTGCTCCAGACTATAGAGAAGCAAATAGACTATTCTTTATGTTTTGGGAAGCGTGTAAAGCAGATAAAAGATGTTATGGGATGTGTTATCTTAAAAATAGACGTTCTGGTTTTTCTTTTATGTCATCAGCAGAAACAGTTAATTTAGCCACTCTTGCGAGTGATAGTAGATATGGAGTATTGTCTAAAACAGGTGCAGATGCAAAAAAAATGTTTACTGATAAAATAGTACCTATTAGTATAAACTATCCATTTTTCTTTAAACCGATTCAAGATGGTATGGATCGTCCGAAAACAGAACTCGCATATAGAGTGCCGTCTACAAGGTTTACTAGAAAGAAGATCACGGTTAATGAAAAACTAGAAGAACTAAAAGGTTTAGATACAACAATTGATTGGAAAAACACTGGAGACAATAGTTATGATGGTGAAAAACTAGCTTTGTTGGTACATGATGAGGCTGGGAAATGGGAGAGACCTGAGAATATATTAAATAACTGGAGGGTTACAAAAACATGTTTACGATTAGGTAGTAGGATTATTGGTAAATGTATGATGGGTAGCACTTCAAACGCATTAGATAAAGGTGGGGAAAACTTCAAAAAACTATACAACTCGTCAGATGTCACAAAGAGAAATAGAAACGGTCAGACAAAATCTGGGTTATACTCTCTTTTTATCCCAATGGAATGGAACTACGAAGGATTTATTGACGAATATGGAATTCCAGTCTTTACTACTCCTGATATCGACAGACTCGCACCAGACGGTGAATTAATAGATGTAGGCGTAATAGATAGTTGGCAAAACGAAGTTGATGGTTTAAAAAATGATCAAGATGGATTAAATGAATTTTATCGTCAATTCCCAAGAACAACCGAGCATGCCTTTAGAGATGAGGCGAAAGGAAGTATTTTTAATCTTGTTAAAATATATGAACAGATAGATTATAACGAAGAGTTAAGTAGGAGCTTAGGAATTACAACGGGTAATTTTCAATGGGTAAACGGTATTAAAGATTCACAAGTAATATTCTACCCAGATCCAAAAGGTAGATTTAAAGTTAGCTGGGTTCCACCTCAGCAATTACAAAATAGAGTGGTACTTAAAAATGGTATAAAATATCCTGGTAACGAACATATGGGGGCTTTTGGCTGTGATTCATATGATATATCGGGGACCGTAGATGGAGAAGGTTCTAAAGGAGCTTTGCACGGACTTACAAAGTTCAGTATGGAGGACGCTCCCGCTAATAGTTTCTTTTTAGAATACTTATCAAGACCACCTACGGCAGAGATGTTTTTTGAAGATGTTCTAATGGCATTAGTATTTTACGGTATGCCAATACTTGCAGAGAATAACAAACCTAGATTATTATACTATTTAAGAAGAAGAGGATATAGAGGGTTTAGTATGAACAGGCCAGATAAAGTTTGGAACAAACTATCTGTTGCAGAAAAAGAAGTAGGTGGAATACCAAATTCTAGCGAAGACATAAAACAAGCTCATGCCGCGGCAATTGAAATGTATATACAAGATCATGTTGGCATGAAACAAGATGGAACTTTTGGAGATCTATATTTTAACGAGCTGTTAAATGATTGGAGTAGATTTGATATAAACAAAAGAACAAAACACGATGCGTCTATAAGTTCTGGTTTAGCTATAATGGCTAATAATAGACATTTATATAGACCTAATGCAAAGGTTGAAAAACCTAAACTAAATATAAACGTTTCCAAGTATACTAATACTGGAACTAATTCACAAATAATCAAATAATAAATATGGCAGAGTCTGGCATTAAAAGTTATTTCCCGAGTCAAACTGTAAGCGATGCAGAAAAGCTAAGCTACGACTATGGTTTGAAAGTAGGCAAAGCAATAGCAACTGAATGGTTCAACAACGATAGAAGTATTAGTAAATACAAATCTAACAACAACAACTTTCATAACTTAAGATTGTACGCAAGAGGTGAGCAATCTATACAGAAATATAAGGATGAGTTATCTATAAACGGTGATTTGTCCTATTTAAATTTAGATTGGAAACCAGTTCCAATTATACCTAAATTTGTAGATATAGTTGTAAATGGTATTGCTGAAAGAACATATGATATAAAAGCTTACTCTCAAGATCCTTATGGAGTTTCTAAAAGAACAAAATATATGGAGTCAATATTAGCTGACATGCGATCAAAGGAATTTAATGATTTTGCAGCTAAAGCTTTTGACGTTAATCTTTATGAAAATGATAAAACCACTTTACCAGAATCAGAGGAAGAACTAAAACTACACATGCAGCTTACGTATAAACAAGCTGTCGAGTTAGCTGAAGAACAAGCTTTAAATGTTTTAATGGAAGGAAATAACTATGAGTTAATAAAGAAAAGATTTTACTACGATCTTACTGTGTTGGGAATTGGAGCTGTTAAAACAAGTTTTAATACGTCAGAAGGTGTTGTTATAGATTATGTTGATCCAGCTAATTTAGTTTATTCTTATAGTGAATCTCCATATTTTGAAGATATATATTATGTTGGTGAGGTAAAAACTATTCCAGTAAACGAATTAGCAAAACAATTTCCTCACTTGTCAGAAAGTGATCTTGAAGATATAATGAAAAATAAATCTAACAATAGATCAAATTATAATTCAACACATACTTACGACAAAGAAGATAATAATACCATTCAAGTTTTATATTTTAATTATAAAACTTATATGAATGAGGTTTATAAGATTAAAGAAATAGGTACTGGTGCTGAAAAAATTATTCCAAAAGACGATTCGTTTAATCCACCAAAAGAAAAAGAAGGTGGTTATAAAAAACTAATGCGATCTATAGAGTGTTTATATGATGGCGCTATGGTTTTAGGTACAGAAAAATTACTTAAATGGGAAATGTCAAAAAACATGATGCGTCCAAAAAGTAATTTTACTAAAGTAAAAATGAACTATGCTATTGTTGCTCCTAGAATGTATAACGGTAAAATAGAATCACTGGTAGGTAGAGTTACTGGTTTTGCTGACATGATTCAGTTGACACATCTTAAACTACAACAAGTAATGTCGAGAATGGTTCCAGATGGAGTTTATTTAGACGCTGATGGTTTAGCCGAGGTTGATTTAGGTAATGGAACAAATTACAATCCACAAGAAGCGTTAAACATGTTCTTCCAAACTGGGTCTGTAATCGGTAGATCGTTTACAAGTGAGGGCGACATGAATCCAGGGAAAATACCTATTCAAGAAATTACATCTGGATCTGGTGGGAATAAAATGCAAGCGTTAATTGGCACTTATAACTATTATATGCAAATGATAAGGGATACGACTGGTTTAAATGAATCAAGAGATGCGTCTACTCCTGATAAAAATGCTTTAGTTGGCGTTCAAAAATTAGCCGCAGCAAACTCTAACACGGCTACTAGACATATATTACAAGCTGGATTATTTTTAACTTCATCAGTAGCAGAATGTTTATCTCTTAGAATATCAGATATTATAGAATATTCTCCTACTAGAGAAGCGTTTATACAAGCTATTGGGGTTCACAATATCGCTACGTTAGAAGAAATGTCGGAATTACATCTTTATGATTTTGGTATATTTATAGAACTAGCGCCTGATGAAGAAGAAAAAGCAATACTTGAAAACAATATACAAATGGCGCTTCAACAACAGGTAATTGAACTTGCTGATGCTATCGATCTTAGAGATATTAGAAGTATTAAACTTGCTAACCAATTGTTAAAAATAAGAAGAACAAAAAAGTTAGAGAAAGATCAATTAATGCAGCAACAAAATATGCAAGCTCAAGCGCAAGCAAATGCCCAAGCCCAACAAGCAGCTGCTCAAGCTGAAATCCAAAAAGGCCAAGCAATAATGCAAGGACAAGCTCAAATGGAACAACTTAAGGCTCAAATTGAATCTCAAAAAATGATGCAAGAAGCAGGGTTAAAAAAAGAACTAATGGGATTAGAGTTTCAATACAATATGCAACTAAAAGGAGTTGAGGTTGATGGAATGAAGCAAAGAGAAAAGCAAAAAGAAGATCGTAAAGACGAAAGAACAAAGATACAAGCAACACAACAATCAGAAATGATTGAGCAAAGAAATAGTGGAAAACCACCTAAAAACTTTGAGTCCGCAGGTAATGATATACTAGGTGGAGGATTTGATTTAGGAGCGTTTGACCCTAGTTAAAATTATTAATTATTATTATATTATATTATGGAAGAAAAAGATGAAAACGTAGTCGAAGAGACTACACAGGAAACAACCGAACAGGTTGACGAAAGTAAATTTGAATCTGCGGGTGACGATAGCGTTACAAAGGTAGATTTAAGTAAACCACCCACACCAGAAGAAAATGAAGAACCAAAAGAAAATACAGAAGTTGAAGCAAGTTCAACTGACGACAGCGGAGTGGTTGCAAGCACTGAAGATGCCGACACCACAGAAAAACAAGAAGAAGTACAACCGGAAGTTCAAGCACAAGAAACTCCAGTATTAGAAGAAATTACTGAAGATGGTGGAGAAGAAGAGGTTACTATAGAAGCAACAGCAGAAGCTGTAGAAGAAGCTTTAACAGAATCGATGGAAACCGGTGAACCATTACCAGAGAATATCCAAAAGTTAATGGACTTTATGGAGGAAACTGGTGGAGATTTAAGTGATTATGTTAAGCTTAACCAAGATTATTCAAAATTAGACGATCAAAGTTTATTATACGAGTATTACAAACAAACAAAACCTCATTTAAACAACGAAGAAATTAACTTCCTTATGGAAGATTCGTTCTCTTACGATGAAGATGTAGACGAAGATAGAGATATACGAAGAAAAAAATTAGCGCTTAAAGAGCAAGTTGCCAGCGCTAAAAGCCACTTAGACGGGCAAAAGTCTAAATACTATAACGAAATCAAAGCCGGGTCAAAGTTGACCCAAGAACAACAAAAAGCTGTAGATTTCTTTAATAGATATAACAAGGAAACAGAAGAGCAAAATAAAGCGTCTGAATTAAGTCGAAATAATTTTATGAAAAAAACCAGTGAGGTTTTTAACAACAAATTCAAAGGTTTTAAATATAACGTTGGTGATAAAAATTATAGATTTAATGTAAAAGACGTGGACAAAGTTAAGACTGAACAAAGTGATATAAATCAATTTATGGCAAAGTTTGTCAACAAAGATTCAACTTTAAAAAATCCAAACGAATACCACAAAGCTTTATTTACAGCAGGAAATCCTGATGCTATTGCAAAACATTTTTACGAACAAGGAAAAGCTGACGCTATGAAAGATAGTGTTGCTAAAGCCAAAAACGTTAATATGGATCCAAGACAAGCTCATGGAAAAATTGAAGCAGGTGGTTTAAAGTTTAAAGTATTAGGTAATGATTCTTCTGATTTTAAGTTTAAAATTAAAAACAAAAATAAATAACAATTTAAAACAATAAAAAAATGGCAATTACTCCAGGAGGTAGTTTGAATAGCGTTGCGGCTTCACAGAAGCAAACGTTACAGTCAAACTACATCGATTTCGCGACAGCAGGTTCTTCGGACGGCTGGGCGCAACAATATTTACCAGATCTTATGGAAAAAGAAGCTGAGGTTTTTGGAAACAGAACTATCTCAGGATTTCTTTCACAAGTAGGAGCTGAAGAGGCTATGGCTTCTGACCAAGTAGTTTGGTCTGAGCAGTCTAGATTACACGTTGCATGTATAGGTTCACTTGTAACGAATACTAACATTTTCACCGTAGTTAGTGATGGTGACGGAAACGTATCAGGTGATGGTTATACTATCGCTAACCACGGTCTTAGACTATATGACGTGTGTTTAGTAGCTAACGCTGGTTGGTCAGGTACTGGTCAAGTAGCTTTAGTTAACGGTGAAGCTGTTACTATTATACCTTATGGTGAGGAAACTTGGGCTGATTCTCCATTTCACGGATCATCTGCAACTTTAGCAAATACTCAGGTTGTAGTTATTGGTTCTGACTGGGAAAAAGGTTCAACTGGTCACGGTGGTCTTACACAAGGCACTGGTACTAATAAAGCTATTAAACCAACATTCAAATCATTTACCAACAAGCCTGTTATCATGAAAGATTACTATGAGGTCTCTGGATCTGATGCTTCTCAAATTGGTTGGGTTGAAGTTTCTGGTGAAGATGGTCAAGGTGGTTACTTATGGTACTTAAAAGCAGCTAGTGATACAAGAACGCGTTTTAATGATTATGTTGAAATGATGTGTATTGAAGCTGAGCCAGTTAACGCTGAGTCTCATATTATAAATGCGGGTGCAACTGATGATACTGGTTATTACTCATCTGGTAGAAACCCAGGTGGTATGGATGGTTTATTCTATGCTGTAGAGCAAAGAGGTAACGTAACTTCAGGTGTAACTGGTGTTAACGCTGCTACTGATTTAGCTGAATTTGACGCTATCTTAGCTGAGTTTGATAATCAAGGTGCTATTGAAGAAAACATGATGTTTGTAAATAGAGCTACTTCGTTAGCGATGGATGATATGTTAGCTTCTATGAATTCTTATGGAGCTGGTGGTACTTCTTACGGAGTATTTGACAACTCTGAAGATATGGCGCTTAATTTAGGTTTCTCTGGTTTCAGAAGAGGTTCTTATGACTTCTATAAATCTGACTGGAAATATCTAAACGACAAGGCTACTAGAGGTGGTATTAATAGTGCTGCAACTTCTGACGCTGTTCGTGGGATATTTATTCCAGCTGGTGTGTCATCTGTATACGATGAGCAATTAGGAAGGAATATGAAACGTCCTTTCTTACATGTTAGATATAGAGCTTCTAATACAGAAAGTAGAAAAATGAAAACTTGGATTACTGGTTCTGTTGGCGCTGTTACGTCTGACTTAGATGCGATGCAAATGAACTTCTTATCTGAAAGATGTTTAATTACACAAGGTGCTAATAACTTTATGTTAATGAAGTAAGCACATTTATTTTAAAAGGGAGGGCGGCATACATGTAAACGTTCTCTGCCCTCCTTTTTATTTTTATTAATTTTATTATATATTATATTATGGCAAAAAAACAAGAAACAAAAACAAAAGTGGAACCAACGCCACGAGTTGTAGAACAACCAAAAGTTGAAACACCGGTTATGGAAAAACCGTTACTAAAAAAAGATACTTGGGAAATAAAAAATAGAAGTTATTTTTTAAGAGGTAAAAGTAGAAAATCTTTATCTAGATCTATAAAAAGTGCTGGTATCTATTATTTTGATGAAGAATTAGGATATGAAAGAGAACTGAAGTACTGTGAAAATCAAAGAACTTGCTTTGTTGATGAAATGCAAGGTGATCAAAGATTGTCTCATATTATATTTAGAAATGGTGTTTTATATGTACCAAGAGAAAAACAAACGTTACAAAAACTACTATCATTATATCATCCAGGTAGAAAGCATGTGTACATGGAGCACAAGCCTCAAGTCATAGCTCAAAACGAAGTACAAATTATAGAGTTAGAAATCGATGCGTTAAATGCGGCTCAAAATCTAGATATTGACATGGCTGAAGCGGTGTTACGAGTAGAAAAAGGTTCTGAGGTGTCTAAGATGAGTTCTAAAGAACTTAAAAGAGATTTATTAGTATATGCTAAGAAAAATCCTAAATTGTTCTTAGATCTAGTAAATGATGAAAACGTTCAACTTAGAAACTTTGGTATTAAAGCAACTGAAATGGGGATAATTAAATTATCTTCTGATCAAAGAACTTTTTCATGGGGTTCTAATGATAGAAAGTTAATGAATGTTCCTTTTGATGAACATCCTTACTCAGCTTTAGCCGCTTGGTTTAAAACTGACGAAGGAATGGAGATTTACTCCAATATTGAAAAAAGATTAAATTAATCTAACTGTAGATGCAGTCGCTCTACGGGGCGATTGCAAACTACAAAATTAAAAAGAAATTATGGCAGTAAGTGTAGATAGGGTATATCAAAAAGTTTTAGCTTTGGCTAATAAAGAACAAAGAGGCTATATAACACCTCAGGAGTTCAACTTATTTGCCGACCAAGCTCAAATGGCTATTTTTGAGCAATATTTTTATGATTTAGAACAAAGACAAAGAGGAACTGGTAATAGTTTTGACTACGCGGATATTGTTTCTAATATTGAAGAAAAAATAAGTATGTTTGATGTTCATGACGAATTACATTCTAGTGATGAAACTGGTCAAGTAAGTTTATCAAATTTAGGGGGTACTATGTGGAGATTGGGATCAGTAAAGGTTTTGTATTCTGGTGCAAATTCAACTTTTGTAGGATTTGCAGGTATTAATAAATATCGTGAAGCAGAACAAGTTCAGCAAAAAGAAATAAATAAATATTTAGATTCTTATCTTACAAATAGATTTGGTGGTCCATATTATACAAGATCTAGCAACGTTACTGGAATTCCGATAATCCGTATTTTCCCATCACCAGTGGATGAGGTGTTAATTAGTTATATAAGAAAACCAAATCAACCGAGTTGGACTTATGTTATTGTAGATGGAGCAAGCGCTGTTTTTAACTCAGGTGGGGGTTTTGTAGATTTTGAACTACATGATTCTGAAGAAAACGAATTAGTTATTAAAATACTACAATTAGCTGGTGTAACTATTAAAGATCCAGGATTAATTCAAGTAGCGGCACAGGAAGAAATGAAAAACGTTCAACAAGAAAAACAATAAATAAATGGGATATTTAACTACATACAAAGCTTCACATAAAGATTATTACAACAGTAATGATCTTGGAAATTATCAATTTACTTCTTTAGAAAATATTATAACACAATTTCAAATAGCGTATGTTGGAGAAAACAAATTAATACCAAAGTTAAAAAAAGCAGATGTCTCTTTTCACGCAATGAGGGCTTTACAAGAACTATCATTTGATACTTTTAAATCTGTAAAATCGCAACAAATAGATCTTCCACCTTCTTTGGTTATGAAACTTCCACATGATTACGTTAATTATACGAAAGTTTCTTGGGTAGATAACTGCGGTATAAAATACCCTTTATATCCCACAAGTAACACGTCTAATCCTTTCCAAATAGCACAAGAAGAAAACGGAGATTATTTTTTTCCAGAAAGTTACGAATTATTGGAGATAGCAGGTGGTTTTGACAATGATCTAGCAGCTCCCTGGAACACAATTTCAAAACGTGGTGTATACCACGATCCATTAATGCTTGCTGACACTAACAGAGCACATGCTGGGGCTAGAGTTGAAAACGGAAAATTAACATTCCAAAACTCAACAAGCTCTGGGCATGGTCCATGGAATAATGGATATCTAACTACAGTATACCAAGCCGTAGATGTATCAGGAATTGATTATATTGACGTAATAGCAACGGGATCGTCTGAAACCCTTGCACAAGGTACCACCGTTTTAAGATGTGGTATTAGCACAGACCCCGCAATAACTACAGCAAGTATGTTTGGAGAAGGTGATTATGTAACTGGACCAGGTGAATCTACCAATCTTGATCCAAATATTTATAATTTAACAGCAGCTTCTTATAGTAAAAGTGGGGTGATTGATACTAGTGGGGGCGCTAGCTACGTAGAGTGGAATAGTTCTGATGTTGGTGATGGTAATAGCGTTGTAGGGGCAAGCAATGCTTCAACAAAATCAGCTGTAAATATTGATGTTTCGGCGCTAAACAGTGTTTATCTTGTGATAGTAGTTTTTATGGATCTTAACATCCAAGGTGTAGAGCCTAATCATGGGGTAAACGATACATTAAACGATTACTATGATGCCATTACGGCTTATCATCCAGACACTTTACAAGATATTCATTCTAACGCTATTGGCGATGGTAATATTAAGAAATTCGAGGATTTGGGTGGTAATCCTGATGGGTTAGGATATATACACATTAGTGGAACAGCTCCAACCGTAGCTAGTATAGATAACATTTCTATTACTAGTGGTTTTTATCCTTTATCACTCAATAGAACTTTAGTGCCTCCAATTGGTAACGGTAAAGAATCGTCTACTTGGAACAGTTATAAAGGATGTGGTAGTGATACATGTGGAGATAATAGTTGCTCGTGTGATTGTTATAGCGCTAGTGGTGAGCGATATGGATTAGATCCAGAACACTCTAATGTAAATGGATCATATTATATAGACCAAAGATTAGGTAGAATACATTTTAGTTCTAATATTTCTGGAAAAACTGTAATACTAGATTATATAAGTGATGGTATTGGAACAGATGCGGAAATGCAAGTTCATAAATTTGCAGAAGAAGCTATGTACAAATCAATTGCTCATGCGGTATTATCAACTTCTTCTTACGGTCAGCAATTAGTTCCTAGATTAGCAAAAGAAAAATTCGCTGCAATAAGAAAAGCAAAATTAAGATTATCAAATATTAAATTAGAAGAATTAACTCAAACATTAAGAGGCAAATCTAAGCAAATAAAACACTAATTCATGCCGGAAATTAAGAACAATTTTACTGGGGGGAAGATGAACAAAGATCTCGATGAGAGATTAATGCCAAAAGGACAGTATAGAGATGCGATGAACGTGGAGGTATCAACTTCTGAAGGCTCAAGCGTTGGTACTTTGCAAAATGTATTAGGTAATGCTAGGGTTGATGTTACTGATACTTTTACCGGTATTCCTTTTGGTTTTAAATGCGTTGGAAGTATAGCTGACGAAAAATCAAATAAATTATATTGGTTTGTTAGTAGTTATGAAAAAGACGCAATTTTAGAACACAATCCTCAAACAGGAGAAACATTACCGGTGATTGTTGACAAAAACGCTTGGAACTCAAAAGCTGTTTTAAAATTTGCTGGTGAAATAATTACTGGAATAAATATAATTGATGATTTATTACTTTGGACTGATAACGATAGCGAGCCAAAGAAAATAAATATAGAAGAGTGTAAAGAAGGTACGCTTAATTTTGATAGTCATACACAGCTAGAATTTGAGCGAGGTAGTTTTAACGGTATGACACTAGAGCTTTTTAGTCAAAAAGGTGAAGCGGATGAACACGACTTTACTCTTGAAAAACCAAAAAAAGGACTTTATTTTTGGTATGAAAAAAAGCAATTAGAAAAATTATTACAACAAGAAATTCCTTATAACGAAGACGAATTCGGAGCATCAATCCAACCTCCCTTAATTACTAACATTAGGCATTATAGAAATGGAGAGTATATAGGCTTAAAAGAAGTAACTATTTGGAATAATGATAGTGGAATGCATGTTAGACTATCTGACATGGGTGTAGATGAAGACGATCCTTTACAGCCTAATAATGGTGTTGCTACTATCGTTGGACAAATCCCAGCTGAAGAAGATTGGCACGAAGGAGATATTATTTTTGGTAATAATATAACGCTAGATATAGAAGAGCGCCATATTACTATTATAAAACCAAAACCTTTAAAAGCCCCTGCGGTAAAAATAAATCACGCTCAACCTTCGGAAAGTACAAATAATATTCCTAACTTATTCGAAACAACCTTCCCAAGATTTTCATATAGGTATAAATATAGAGATGGCGAATTTTCTACATTCGCTCCATTTACTGAACCTGTATTTAATGCTAAATTCCCAAAAGATATAAATAGTACTTCTACTGGAAACGTATTTTATAATAAAGATAACGCTTATACCACAGAAGAACCGTATAACAAAGCTATGGAGAATTCTATTCACTCTATAGAATTAACCGATTTTATTACAGAACAAACACCAGAAGATGTCGTAGAGATCGATATATTATATAAGCAAGAAAACTCTAGTGTTGTATATTCTGTAGGAACCATAAGACATGTTGACAGTGCGTGGCACGCTTCTAGCAATCACGAGGGACTTAGTTACGATTTGGGAATAGGTGAAACAGTCAATGCCACACTACAAAATGAACCGCTTGGATACGCTGCTGAAGGAAGTTATAATAAAGGAAAATATATTGTAACAACAGAAAATATTTATGCGGCATTACCAGCAAATCAATTACTTAGACCTTGGGATAATGTTCCAAGAAGAGCTTTAGCGCAAGAGGTAACTGGTAATAGAGTTGTTTATGGTAATTACTTACAAAATTATGATATAGGTTTATTAAAACCTGAAGTTCAAGTTGCTTATAGTGATAGAAATAGTTTGATTGGAAGTTTTACTACACAAGGTTTACCTTCTGTAAAATCTCAAAGAAACTATCAAGTAGGAGTTGTATACTGTGACAAGTATGGTAGAGAAACTCCAGTATTCACATCTGATAAAGGAGCAATAAATATTCCTTGGCAAAAAAGTGATGGTTTAAAAAATGCTAGTAGAAATCTTCAATTAAACCCAAGTGTCGTTGCTAATTTTCCAGAATGGGTTGACTCATTAAAGTTTTTTGTAAAAGAAACTTCTAATCCATATTACAATCTAGCAATGGAAAGAGCTTGGGTTTCTAAAGCTACTTATGAGCTTGATAATGAAGACGGGCATTTATGGATTTCATTTCCTTCGTCTGATAGAAATAAAATTACAGAAGAAGATTATATAGTTTTAAAAAAGAAAATTGGAGTTGGGGAAGAACAAGTGGATTTTGAAAATAAGTTTAAAGTTATTGATATTAAAAACGAAGCTCCTGACGCTATAAAATATCGATTAGTTAATTATGGTACGGTTTCAAATACTAGTTCGGGTTCAACCGCGTCAGACACTGGTGATGGTTTAAACACTCTTTTTTCAGTTTCTGCAACCCGTCCAAATAAAGAAATAGACACTTTAACTATGAACTGGTCAGAGTGGGAGCAAGCTAACAAAAACACGCCTTTAGAAAGTGGAATGGGACATGATGAAGATGTTTTTGATCCTAAAGATTTATATATTTCTTGGAGAAAACTAGGAACAGGATCTGGATTTGGTGTTTCTTCTAAAAAATATAGAATAACTGGTGGTAGAAAAAGTACTAGTGGCGGTTCTTATGTACTAAAATTATCTACGCCAATAACCAAAATAGATGCTGATATAGCCCACGCAAGCGGAGACTCGAGCGATACCTCTTTAACTAATCTTCATGCAGATCTAGTAATACAAGTAGAAAGAAAAGAGCTTAAAGATGATGAAAATTTTTCTGGTTCATTTTTTGTTAAAATATCTAAAAATCAAGTTACAAACTTTATTGAAGAAGGTTCTGATGTAAACGTTGAAGATAATTATATTGTATCAGCAAAAAATAAAAGTTGGTACTGGCAAGACGATATAGCCACTGTGGCTAATATAAATATTCTATCATCAGCTGGATATGGTTTATTTAATTATAATGGATGGCTTGGCACTGTTACTGGTACAAATTCAATACACCATATTAACAACAACAATAACGTTGGTGATGTTGCTGGAGATGCCGCTAATAATGATGGCAAACTTGGCGTCACTGATTATGCCGCACCTTGGGATGGTATACTAGTTAACCATAAACCTACGTTTTTTATAGACGCAATGCACATGGTGGCTGGGCAAAGCGAAGCTAGTGATTATGCTAAATATTGTTGTGTAACTTGGGCTGGAAGAACTAAGGCGGGAAAAAACACTCACTCCAGTTGGAGTTATCCTCCTCTTAAAACTTGGTTGACAGATTTTATTGATAGCGAAAACTATATTCCAGACAAAGAAATCGAAGTACCTGGAGTTGGTGTAACAGGAAAATTTCACACAGCATTAAAAAATGGAATAATAGACATATCTCCTTTAGTAGTTGAAAATGATGAATATAAATTTTACGATACTGATACTGAAGGGCAAAGAATTACTGGATGGGTTGGTGGTGAACAAAGTGTAAAAAGATTTGTTTCTTTAGATTCAAATGATATTGTAGACAACCATATAAACGGTTTAGAAGGAATAGTCACTACCACTAGTGATCATAGCGTGGGTCCTAGAAGATGGTTTAGTGGAATAACTGGAAACTCAACAGAACAAGGCGTTGGAGTTGATACTAATACATATGCTAATGATGATGATGATATAGATAGACACTTTATGCATTTATCGTTTTTTGCTCCAGGTCGCAATTTAGTACCTGATGCTTTTCCTAATACTTTTGAATTATTTGGTGACGATTCTATTGGAAACAATTTACAAGGAATATGGGGAGGTGGACATTTTACTGGTACGACAAATAAGCAGGTATTTGGATCAGATAGCGATCCGACTAACGAGCATAGATCACTTTGTTTAGAAGGTAATAATGATTTAACAAATGGCGCTTGGTTACCAGAAACACCAGGTCCTGGTGTTGGATTTGGTTACGATTTAGATTATAGAGAATTACACGAAAGACAGTGGGACCCAACATTTAATGCGCAAGGAGATGCTGAGAATAAAATACGAGATTTTATAAGAAACCTCCACACTGGAGCACAGTTTAAATTTTCAACTGATTCTAATGATGAAATTTACACTATTAAAAAAGTAGTTGTAAAAAAGTTATACAATCACACTTCTTGGAGAAAACCATATAATAGATATGATACGGCAAATTCTATTGGTTATAATGGTTATAATATTTCCAGAGCAAATCAAGATGATGTTTACATAAGTGTTGAGGAAGTGGCATTAGAATGGTTAAATACTTTAGATGTAGATGGTGAAAATGGAGGAAGTGATGAACATACATTGCTAAAAAGCAAAATAGTAGATTTTGGTAAAGCTAGTAATAGAAGACTTTGTTATATAATTGAATTAGATAAAAACCCAACAGTGGGTGGGCATAATCCTTTAGATTCCGCTATGTCTGCTGACAAAACTAATGGTGATTTTGCTGATATAGAGTTTGTAGAACAAGTTCAGTCAGTTTTACTTTCTGAATTAAATAAATTCCCAGCTATATGGGAGATTAGTCCCAAAAAACAACAAGTAGATTTAGATATATATTACGAGGCTAGTAATAATATACCTGTAAAACTTAACGATACTACAAATGAATTATTTGCACCTATTGGGTGTAGGGTAGAGGTGTTAGATGGACCTGTTGCTGGATCTTCTTATTTAAAAGAATGGAAAGATGGTACAATAGCTATATTTGAACCTGGATTTCCTTTATTAGCTGTTGAAGGCTCGTTAGAAGCAGATTATTCTGGTTCATCTTTTAAATTTATTAGAGAAGATGGTGGTTTTACAATAGCACAAGCTGAAGAGCAAGTTCTCAGTGGAGACGTAAATACAGTTGGATACAAAACAGAGTTTCTTTTTAGAGAAGACATTGGCGACAATATACGTGTTGGGTTAACTTACTATAATTGTTTTTCTTTTAATAATGGATTAGAATCTAATAGGATTAAAGATGATTTTAACGAAATGTATATTGGTAACGGAGTTAAAGCATCGTCAACAACACAAAAAACTTACGAAGAAGAGCGTAGATCACATGGTTTAATATATTCTGGATTGTATAATTCAAATTCTGGAGTCAATGATTTAAATCAGTTTATCATGGCTGAAAAAATCACTAAAGATTTAAACCCTACATACGGTAGTATACAAAAATTATTTCAAAGAAGAATTAGTTTAATAGCCTTTTGTGAAGATAGAGTTGTAAGTATTACGTCGAATAAAGATGCGTTATACAATGCAGATGGAAATCCACAATTAGTATCTACTAACCTTGTTCTAGGTGATGTAAATCCATTCGTTGGAGATTATGGTATATCTACAAATCCAGAGTCGTTTGCGTCAGAATCTTATAGAGCTTATTTTACAGATAAACAAAGAGGCGCGGTGCTAAGATTATCTAAAGATGGTTTAACACCTATTTCTACCGCTGGAATGCACGATTGGTTTAGAGATAACTTACCTAATTATACCGCTTTAATAGGTACTTATGATAGTTACAAACAAGATTACAACATAAGCCTTTCACACGCTTTTGGAGAAAATATTATATACAATACTTCTTTTAATTTAGGACAAGAATCTACCAGTGAACTTAAAACTTTATTAAACTTTGTTGCAAATCCAGATGTTAACAACGGTGTAGACTTACTATATGGTTACGAAAGAGCAAATGTTTTAGAAGACAATACAAGCGTTCTACAACCTTTTGCTTGGGGACCTCAGAATAGAAATTTAGAAGTTAGTGTAGACGTTACTATGCATGCTGAAATTCCTACTGGATCGCTACAACAACATGTTCCGGGAAGAAATCCCCAAGCAGGAAATTTAGCAACAGTTCTAGCGGGATATGATGCGCAAGGAAATCCTATTACTGGTACTACTGCGGCTGGTCTTACAACACTTAATGGAGTATTAGGATCTTATTCAATACAAATGCAAGAAGCGGAATTAAGCACCCCAATTCTAGTGACAAACACACAACTTAATCCTCTTAATAGTTACGGTGGTACTAATCCTGCTGGCGCTCCAGAAACTGGACTTACAATTACTGGTTATACCTCGGTATCTGCCACTGCCCTAACTGCCCCTGCTACAACTACTACTTCTTCATACAGCGAGGAGGGTTATGAACTACAGGCTGCTCAAGATGCGTTTCTAGCAATGAGTAATATAGCTGATTTTGATAGTTGGGATGGGAATTTAGATAATAACCAAGGATCTGCAGCGTGGGCGTGGGATGATTCGGTGGGTACATATCCAGATGGTGGAGAGTTTTTAGTACTTTACTTAAATGGGGGCGTAAGCACTCCGCCAGCAGGTGGAACATACGGCGCTGCTTTATCGTATCCAAACTTGTTTGGTCCAAATCGTACTTTAGTTCCTGATAACGACGATAGATACGTTGAAATTAAAAGATATATTATTACTGCTAGTAGTGGGTTGTTCGGTTATGTTAATGAAAATAACCCTACTAATCATAGCGCTATTGATGCAGCGTCCAGCTATACTAACCAAACATTAGCAGGTGCTTCTGATAATGGTGGTGCAGCGGTCGCAAAATGTGCATACTTAGCCACTTACAATACAAATGGCACAAAACTTACATCAAATACTATTACTAGATCTGCTGGTCGATATATTTATGGATATGGAGGAGGAGCTTATTCTAATGCTGCAGGGTCTGGATACGGAAATATTCTTTTTGATAGAGCTCGACACGGTAGTTTTGTTGAGTTTAAAGATGTTGGAAAAGATCCAAACTCAACACTGCTTAACCCAACTAATCATGAAGGTGAATTAATGTGGGATTATAACCAAGCTCCTAGCACGCCTGGTAATGATCATCATAATACTTTTTATAATGGGGATGAGTTACACATTGCGATTGAAATCGCGTTATATACGGATTTTAGTAATCAAACTTTCCAAGCGGAGAATTTTGGTGGAACGGGAGCTAGAGGAAGAAATTCTATAAAACCCTCAATTAAGCTTATGGATGGGACGAGTGATATCTCCTCTGCTAAGCTAATGGGTTTGGATCCTTATTTATCTTCAGCAAACAATCAGCTTACTCCTTATAATACAGCTTGGTCAGACAATAATGTTTTTGGATCTTATGGATATCACACATCCCAAGCCAACAGCATGAAATATGCTGATGATACTACTGGTACGTGCGATTATGGTATATCCAATGATAAATATGAACAATTTGCTACGGTACAATATCCATCAACTCGACAATCAAACTTCTGGGCGAGTGGTACTGCAGAAATGATGGCAACCAGCGGGTTAACAGCCACTCCGATAGAAAGAAAAACAATTAAATTAATAGCTAGATTTAAATTTAAAGATCCTAATACTCAAGATGCTAATGGTAATAGGATTGGGGCTACTTATAGTAATACGACTGGTTGGAGTGATTTGCCTCATGAAGTAAAAGTGATAGATGATCTTAGAGTAAGAGTTTATACCCAAGCACCAATAGTAATTTTAGGCGCAGATCCCCATGAAGATGTTTATGGTGATGGTTTATGTAATAATAAATACCCATTGTGGGAGATTTGTAGTGTTAAAATTGTTAAAGGTTTTGGCATACATGGTCCAGGTGGTGATATAACACCAGCGCAAGCTGCGGTTACACAACAAGCTGTCACTTATACTGGACCAACTCTTTATGAAAATTTTACTCCGTACATAGCGGCGGGAGGATGGACACCATACGAAGAAGCGGTTTCAGAGATAAAACAAGTTCGCGCTGTTCCGCCTTTTCCTGTACCGGCTTGGGCGGAAATTCACCACCAAGCTTTTGATTGGACAATAAGTACTGCATATGGTCCTCTTGGTACCGCTGGAAGTCATTTTAGTTTACAAGGTACCCAGGGTGCTGGTGGGTATGGCCCTTCATTTGGAGGAATTTCTCAAACAGGAAACGGACAAAACGTAGATCCTGCACTACCACCGAATGTTGCAATTACTTATACAACTCCAAGTAATTGGAATATTAACTCTTGGAACTTAGATAACACTGTTTCTGGTGCTGCTGGTGATAGCATTAGTACGCTTGGCAACCCTAACTATACTTATACAAGCGGTAATGATGAAAACCCGGTTACTATTACTTCAGGGGAACAAAGTGTACCTTCTCAATATTTACTCATACGCTCTGATAATAGCGCACAAGCAGGAAATAGCGCACTTGATCTTGAATTTGATATACAGACTGATCCATGGCAACAAGACGCTTGGTATTTAGTTGATCTTGAATTCGATGATACTTGGGATGATGGGAGTTCTTTTACCTCAGGTTTAGCTGGAACAGCGGGTGATTATGGTAGTTGTCACGTGGTTCAAGTTGGATCGCAAACTTGGGATGGAACTACTGGCGTACAAATACATCCAGAAGGAATTGGGAATTATTCAGGAGATGCAACACTATCACCTAAACAAGTTCACGTACACTTACAGCAACATTATAGGACGGAATATGGTAACGCTGATGGTTCTGGTGATGGTAGAAGAGTTATAAGAGCAATATTCCAAGCAGCTAGTGACTCTATACGGTTTACCGCGCCTATAGCCACACAAAACGATAATCAATTCAAACTTCGTTTTTTTGGTTTTAAAAATACCGCAAAACTTGAAACTGTTATTGTTAAAAGATTAGATTATGGTCTTACAGAAGGTGTTATTGGTGGTAGCGCTAAGAGTTGGGAGCATACTACGGATATTTTAACTCACTCATTTGCAAAAAGAAAAATATATTGGGATAATATTAGTGGAGCGTTATGTTGGAGCGCTCTAGCAGATAATAATTTACAATGGTTTCAGCGATTTGGAAACTCAAGTTATCAAGTTCCTTCATACCCACCGCCACATCCAGGTGAATATGGTTGGATATTAAAATTTACTGTCAACCCAAATCCAGATACAACAAGTTTTGTGGGTAAGATTAGAGGTTATGTGAATAATAACGAAAGTAATTTAGGATCCGGTAATGATTCATACGAAGGATTATATTTTAGTGATATACAAGATACAGGTGATTACGAAATATTTTTTACAACAAATGGAGATGAAGTAACTACCCCTTGGTATATAAACCACAGTACAGATGCAGGGGCTACGTGGGTAGATTATTCTGGAACTGCTAATATACAATCAACATCTTCAAGTGGCGCTAATTTAACGAATCACCCAGGTCTAGCTAATTTAATTATGTTTATAGCTGGTGATGTTACTGGAGCTCCTTTGAATTTAGAAGGTGCTATTAGTAATATTTCTTTAAAAGATCAAACTTTAATATTCCAAGGTGGTTCAGCTGGTTCTTGGAGTTTTGATGGTTGGGATAACTCTATAGCTCCATATATAATTTGGAATAGTAATGCCGGGGTAAATGGACTGATAGAGTTTAATGATTGCCCACTTTTTGATCCGTCTTCGGGTTTGACTTTAACAACCTTCCTTAACGCGAATCAATTTGTTAATAGAAATATAGACAGATTTGAAAAGTTTGAAATAGAATTTAACCACGGTATAACAGAGGGAATGGTAAAAATATATTACTTCAATAGCGAAGGGTATGGTTTTAGAATACCAGATATAGGTCCTTTAACACCATCTTTTTACAAAACAACAGTTGAAATAGGAGATGAAATATGGGATTGGGAAAATCCTGCCGGAGCAAATTACGCTACAGAGTTAAAAGAAACGTTTGTTATACAAGTAGATGACACATACATGTTGGCTAATCCTTTAGAAGATGTAAATGGTTGGATAGATAATATTAGAATGACTAGGGTTTACGATATTATAGAAGATGAAAATGGAGATAGTATGTTTGATGAAAAAACCGTTACATTTAGTGAAGACGTGAACGGTTGGACTAGTTTTAAAAGTTTTATTCCAGAAAGTGGTCTTAGTTTATCTAAAAAATATTTTACTATAGACAAAGGTGGTTTGTGGCAGCACTACGTTCCACTAAAAGAATACTTCCCGGCTGATGGATCTGCCAGTTATTTAGTTTCTTCTTCGGTTAAAAACGCCGAGAATTATAATATGTTTTACGGGGTTCATAGCACTCAAGGTTCTAGCGTTAGAGTTATTTTAAACAATGAACCCTCAACGGTAAAAACATTTAATACTTTAAACTACGAGGGAACGCAAGCTCAAATATTGAAGCCATCAGCAAATAGAATTACACCTAACAATGCCGCTGCTTGGAGTTTGAGTAGTAATATACAAGGTTGGTATTGTGAAGACGTTAAAACAAATCTAGATATAGGTAATGTAAAAGAATTTATCGAAAAAGAAGGAAAATGGTTTAATTATATAAGAGGAAAAAATACTTTAAATGAATTTACAAACAATGTTGAGTTAGACACAAGTCGTTTTAGTGTACAGGGTATTGGTGAAAGTTCTAATATAACTACACTTTAATTAAACAATATAAAATAGTGAAAAAAATAAATAATTTATTAATTGACACTTCAGAAATGCCTGCGACTGTTACCTCTAGGAGAATTACTGTTAACGGAGAAATTGGAGCTAAGTTTACTTTACAGATAATAAATAATCCAAGTAGTTCTAGCGTTATGACTAAGTATTATGATTTTACCTTAAATACTTTTACATCTGGACATGTTAGTACAGATAACAATTTAGTAGTAACAATGTCAAATAAGAAGTATGTGAGGGACGTTGCGTTTCCTTCTAGCGGTGGGACGTATATAGTAAAATTGATAGCTTTTGAAGGAACAGAGGTAGCGCGTTCTAACAATAAAACTGTAATCAGTAAAACTATAGAAAAACAAACCGATAATAGTACAATAACATTTCAAGCGGCTAGTCTTGCCAATCCTGATAACTATCAAACAACACCAACTACAACTTCAACCGGTGCTCTTACTGATGCTAGTAGTGTAAATTTTGATTGGACTATAACGAATGCATCTACTGACGCTGGTGGTTTTGGTTTAATATTAAAAGATGGTTATAAAGAATTAAACGAAGAAGTACTTTATATAAAAACAACAACTGATGTTGTAAGTCAACCAGCCGGTGAAGCAGAGGTTACTGTTAATAGTTTAACGGATATTGTTGAAGGATCATATTTGTGGTCTGGAACTGGTTTATCTGGAACGCCAAGAATAATAGCAATAGATACTGAAAACAAAATATTAACACTAGATTCTGTTCAAACTATTAATGATGGAGTAACTTTGACTGTAAAAACTCTTGGAATAAATGATATTCAAAGCGCTATTGGTGTTACGTTGGCTTTTACTCCGGTTACAGGTGGGGTTGGGAATAGTCCTCGTATTATAGCAACCGCTTTAACTAAAACGGTTAGAGCTGATGTTAGTAGTAGTACAGATGTTACTTTGACTGATACCCACGGTATTGCTGGTGGGGAAGTTGTAACGTATTCTGGAGTTGGGGTGAATAATAGTGCGACCAATAGAGTGACAGTTGTTACTCCAGATTGTCCAGATCCAAGTGATGGTACTTTAGATAACGATGGTAAAGTAGTTGTTGAATTAGCTCAAACCTTAGAAAAAGGAACTATACTTCGATTTGAAGGATCACTTAAAATCATTAATATTATTAGTGGTATTTCTATAAACGGCTATCCATCTGCAAACAAAACAATATACTTTAATTTAGATGAACTTTTATCAGTAGGAGCAGCTACATAAAAAAAAATAATTATGCCAACAAGAATAGATTTTGATTATCCTATAAACTCTTCTGTACAACTTGGAGATACAATGTACTACACTTCCCCACCAGTTTTTGGGATTACTTCTCAACCAAGGTCGTGTGGTATGATTACACAACTTGGGGGCGATTACATTGTAGTTAATGGTGATGTTACTGGTTTAAACGCTGACGGTGGTTACTTTTTGTTCGCTAAAAGTATTATAGCAAACAAAACCAGTTTAAAAGGATATTATGCAGATGTAAAGTTTAGAAATAATTCTACTAAAAAAGCTAATTTATTCTCTATTGGTTCAGAAGTAGTACTTAGTAGTAAATAAAAGGCAAAAAGTGTGACTATATAAGTACATTTAAATTAAATATAGTTATATGGAAAATATTATAGTACGACCTATAGAAGAAGAAGATTATAGGTTTATTAGTAAGTGGTGGAAAGATGCAACTGGGAAAAATCCTCCAAAAAGAAATTTACTCCCGGAAAACGGATTACATGGGTTGATGGCGTGTAAAGATGGAAAACCAGTAATGTGTGTTTATTTATACTTAACAAACTCTAAAATGGGTTATTGTGACTATATGATTGGTGATCCAGAATATAGAGAAGAAGACAGACAAGATATTCTTTTAAGACTAATGGCTAGTTCTATAAAAACAGCTAATAATCTAGGATATGAAGATTTTTGGTTTTTAACAAAAGAAAAAGGTTTATTATCAAAATGTGAGATGCTTGGGGTAGAGGTTTCTAAAGAAAAATATCATGTTGTAACTCTTCCTTGTAACAAGGTTAAGTTAGATTGCACCCCAACAAATTTACCTAAAAATACAAATTAAAATGACAAAAAAGAAGAAAAAACAAGTAAACACAGCCCCTGGAGAAAGTCCTTTTAGAAAAGGACAAGGTTCTGACGCAAGTTATAATATCCCACAATATCAAAAACAAATTGACGATGCTTTTGGGCAGTTTCAAACCCTTAGTGGTCCAGAAGGTACAGAAGGTTCAATGATGGGAAATTTATGGGCAGCTGCAGAGAATAAAATGAATATTGGGGATCATTTTGGTGGTGTTAAAACTGATTTTGATAATCAATACGCTAACGTTACAAACACATTTGGTGGATTAAAGAACCAATTTGGTGGTGTAAAAGATCAATGGGGTGGATTACAAGATCGATATAGTGGATTAGAAAATAGATTTGCTGGTATGGAAAATACAATGGAAGATCTAACTGTAAATAGACAGGCTGCTGATTTCCAAAGAGAAATGTCGCAACAAGGGGCAGCTAATACAATGCAAACTTTTAGAGGTGCTGCCGGAAGTTCTGGTATTGCTGGTCTTGCTCAAGCTATGGCTAACCAACAATCCGCATCTGCAAGACAGATATCTACAGATATAGGTCAACAAGAATCTGCAAATCAAAGGCTGGCTGCTCAAGCAGGTATGTCAATTCAACAAATGGAAGCACAAGGAGCATCTGCAGTTGATCTTGCTAAAGCAAAAGGAGCATCATCACTTGATATAGCCAAAGCACAAGGGACTACAGCGCTTGATCTCGCTAAAGCACAAGGAGCAGCAAGTGTTGACCAACTTAGAGCACAAGGCGCTATGACTACTCAATTATCTATAGCACAAGGAGCGCAAGCAGCGGACGCGTTGAGTTCGTCAGCTCAACTTGCTCAGGCAGGTGGACTACAAGCCGCTGATGTAGCTACAGGCCAAGGCGCTATGGAAGCTCAAAAAATACGATTACAAGGAGCCGCTGATAATAGAGACTTAGCGTTTCAAGCAAAGCAAGGTGAATTATCTTTTCTCGCCGGCTTATTACAAGCTTCACATGGAAATAAAGATGCTGATTATAAAAAATCTGACCGTAAGTTAAAGAAAAATATAACAAAAATAGGAGAATCTATATCTGGTATAAATATATATAGTTTTGAGTATAAAAATCCAATACATGGTCATGGGTTGTTTCAAGGTGTAATGTCAGATGAAATACCACAAGACGCAGTTATTAACAACGGAGAGTATGATATGGTAAATTATAATCTACTAGACGTAGAATTTAAACAATTATAAACATGGGTATAATAGATGCAGATGCGATGTATAGGGCCGGTTTTGGCCGTGCAAGTACAGGTAGAAATCCTGCTGCTGAAGCGCACAACGCACTAGTTGAAGCGGCTTATGAAACCATAGGCACTATGGCTATTGGATCAATCAAAAGTGGTTTCAAAAACTTACAAAGGTTCAAAAACCTATCAGATAGTCAAACATCTCTTTTAAATTTAAAAGTAGACAAGCTACCTAAAGGTAATGAGGATTTGAAAGCTAGTATATTAGAGATTAAAAAAAGATATGATAAGGCTGCTAGAAATGCTTCTTTAGGTATTGGGAAAATGAGATCAAAAGGAAGACAAGATATGACTTCATATATGCAGCAGTTAACTGATATGAGTGCGGAGTTAGAAGTTTATAAAACAAATGCAGAGGCAGCTCAAGGTATGGCGACTGTAAAAGCAGGGATTGCTGGAGAAAACAACCAAGCAGGTAATAAAAATATAAACCCTGCCGCTACTCCAATGGAAGTCAACAATACGCTAGAACAAGCAAATGGATTAATGGGGTTAAATTTAAGATGGGATGTAGATAATCCCGGACTAATGGTTCAACGAGGTGGAGTTTGGGGTGTTGATGAAAATGGTAAAGACGTTTACACACCAAAAGTTTCCGTTACCGGTACCTACGAAGAGTACGCAAAAGAATTTAAAGGAATGAAAGACAAGAGCGGAGAGGACGTAGCTCCAATGTCAAAGGAAGAATGGAAAGAGGCGAACAGGAAAAATACTATTAGATTAGCAAAATATTCAGATATACGGTATGCAGGCGAAGAAGATAATATATTTGAAAGCGATATAAAACAAGTTAGAGCAGCTCTTGTTAATGACGCTTGGAATAGTAATGCTAAACCTTGGGATCTTGCATCTGGTATTTATAAAGATAATTTTTTAGGAAAAGTAGATAGTTATAGCGAAGATCAATTTAAGGATTTTTACTTTGGAGGATTTTCATATGATTTTTCTACAAATAGAATGGGTGAAAGCGCTCCAGCTTATATAAAATTAAAAAGTGAAGATATAGTACTTGGCCACACCAACGAGGATGGAAGTTTTAAACCTGGTTTTGGACCTGGAAGCGCAGATTGGGAACGTAGATTAGTAATATTAAAAGAACAAAGATTTGTTAAGGGTTCTAAAATCAGAACAGAAGTTGCAAATCAAGTTTGGAGTGGAATGGAACAACAATACAAAGATACTAATGATCGATATAAAAGAGATAATCCTGACAAAAGTGGTATAGGTTTAAACATAGTTGGTGGACAACAAATTCCTACGGCTACTTGGAATAAAGTTTACGCGCCGTATATTGACTTTTTAAATAATCCTGTAGAAGGAAAAAGAATGAACAGTCCAAGAGGTGGTATTACTGAATATAAAGATGGAGAGTGGTACTTCCAAGGTGAAAAATCAACATTAACTAATATTGCAGATACGGATTATATAACAAATTATGTTCCTGGCGCTCAAGTATCGCAAATAGAAGGAGGTGATGGAGGAGATGGTGGAGATGATCTTCCAGAACTTGAAGTTAAAAACTCAGCTGACTTTGCTTATAATGCTAATCCAAAAAACGTGCTCAATAGTTGGAAAGAAAGATACAAAGGCATGGGCTTTAAATTTGAAAAATCAGTTTCAGGCGCAACAGTAACAATAATTGCTGATGGCGGCAAAAAACATATAGCGAAACTAGCTAGTTTTAGAGGTAATAGAAATGATCAAGCTAGGGCTTTAAATAAGTTTATAGAGGAAAACAAAATATAATACATGTTTGAATACAAGGGTAAACGATATACTTTAGAAACAATGCAAAAATCTGCAGTCTCACAAGGTTATGACGACTTTGATGAGTTTATGCAAATGTATAAAGACGACGGTATGATTGAGGTTTCCGTTGCCAAACCAAGTGTTCAGAAATTAAGTCTCGGTGGATTTGAACCGGTTGTTAGTTCTTCGGAGCAACCAGAAAGAACAACTGAAGAGCCTCATTTTTCGTTTTTTGGAGTTGACTATAGAAGTGATGGAACTGTTATTAAAAAAGGAGATTATAATTCTAATCCAGAGATAAGACAAAGAGCAAACACTTTTAGCGATGTTGTAGATGCTAATATAAGCGAGGCTTCAATGCCACTTCAATCAATAGTCGGATTATACAAGGGCTTATTTGGTGATCCGTCACAAGAATTAGAAATAGAAGAAGCCGATAAATATAAAGATCATATTTTTCTGGATTTCTTCCATGGTATAGGTAAAGCCGCTAAAGTAGATTGGACTAGATCAGAGGGTGTTCAAGCTGGATTAGACATAGGTAGCGCTATAAGTCAAGGGAGAGCTCCAGAAGGAGATGATTTAAAAGAATTGTATGAAAATGATTTAAAAATTGCTGCTATGGGCCAAACCGATGAGCAAAGAGCTTATGGACAGGTTTACGAAGCAAATAAAAAGAAGTACGGGGGTGTTACAGCTTGGTTTATGGCGATTGGAGAAAATCCTACTTTTTTAACACAGTCAACAGCTGGATCTATGGCCAATCAAATTGGTAGTTTTTTACAGAGCCCAACAACTTTAACCAAGGGTCTTGCTGGTGGTACTACTGCTGCGGTTGCTAATAGATTTATGGGTGGTCCAATTGGTACTGCAGCCGCTTTTTTATCTGGTCTTTATGGCACTGTGTCAGGCTCAATGGAACAAAGTTATACTTTTGTTGAGTTAATGAAAGAGCAATTAGAAGCAGAAGGAAAAGATTTTAACCCTGAAAACATACGGGAATTATTGAGTGACGATGAGATTATAACTTTTAAAGATCCACGCTTTGAGTTCATGGATATAACAGGTACTAGAGCTGAAATAATGAGATCTAGAGCAACTAGACGTGGTATCGCGATTGGATTCACTGACTTTGCTACAGGTGCTCTTGTTGGTAAAGGAAGTAGTTTTGCAGCTCCGATAGCTGGTGGTTTAACTAGTGAGGTTTTAGGTCAAACTGCTGGTGGTCAAGAATATGATGCTGGTGAAATATTAACGGAAGGTTTTGCTGAAAAAGCAGGGCCATTAGTTGGTGTTGGCGTTACTAGAGACGCATACAACAAGATAAAAAATCCACCTAAGTATTCGGTTAATGGTCACGTAATGAAAAAGCGTCTTTTTGATAAAGTAATATCTAGAATGAACGACTTAGATATTGCTATGGCTGATATTAAAATTGACAATGATAACGAAACAAAATCCAAATTATATAAAAGACAGCAAAACGCTATTGATGTATCACAAGTAGATGCTAAAATAAAAGATCCGGCTAAAAGAAAGGAAATGGTAAAGCTTGGTAGACAATTAACCAAAGCAGAGGCTGATGCTAAAAAGACAGGTTGGAGAACTGTTCCTGGCGCTAAAGCAAAAGTATTAGCTTTAAAAGCAAAAATAGAAACATTTGCAAATGAAGCCGCTAAAATTGACGGTAGAACTAAAGATGTTAGAGCTATAGCTAAAATAAAAGAAATGGTTGGGCAAGCTAGAGACAAAATAAAATTACAAGAAACAGAAGCTTTCCTTAAAAAAAGTGGAGAACAAATAGATCTGAATCCGTATCAATCTTTTAAAAGTACTAAAGATTTCGCTAAAGGAGTTGTTAACTATTTAATGAAACAAAAGAAGTATGATTTTGATGGTATAAAAGTTGATACTACTAAAATGTCTGACGAGCAAATAGCAGAAGAAACACAAAGAATTATTGACAGCGCAAGTAAAGGAGCTGGAGCGGTTAATTTAGGTAATACTATATATGTAAATAGAGAGGCGGCTGTAAAATACAATCAATTAGACGTTGGTTCTCATGAAATATTACATAGTGTTTTAAGGGGCGCATTAGCGACTATGAAAATACCGGCTAGAAAAAAAATGATAGCTGAGTTTAAACAAGAAATATCAGATAATCTTGGCGCGAAAGTTTTAGACAAAATAGATACCAGACTTAGAGAGGCTTATACGGATAAAAAGGGTAAATTAACTATAGATTTAGAAACTACTGATGAATGGTTTACTGCTTTGTCAGATGTTATAGAAAGTAAGAAAAATAATATCACTTACGATAATAGTAAAAGCTTTTTTGATAATATGAAGGACATGATTCCTGATATATTTAAAAAAGAAACAGACTATGAAAACTTGAGTATTGCGACTGGTAAGCAGGCTTTTGAGTTCATGAAAGAATATAGTAAAAGCGTTAAAAAAGGTGGGCTTAGTGAAAGAATGGTTGCTTTTACTAAGGGTAAAAAAATTCCACCTAAGAAAAAAGAAGGTGGAGTCGCGTTTTCTAAATCTAACTTACAAAGCATGTTAGACACTCAGTACGAAGGCAGTGCTAGAAAAATGGGTAGAGATGCTGTTTCTGTAGACCCTGATGGAAATAGATTGACTAAACCAGATTTAACAAAATCTAGATTAGGCCAAGACATAGCCGCTATGGTTGAAAATATTACCCAAAGACTGTATGATCCTATAATAGAAACAAGAGGATTAACAAGAGGTGAATATAAAAACGCTTTAATTGGAGTTGCTTCTGAAATAATTACAACTGAAAACTTTGATCCAACAAAACAAACTTTAGATAAGTTTGTTAGCAGTCGATTGTATCTTAGAGCCAACGCGTTAGCTACAAAACTAGGAGTACCGAAAGAGTTTACCAAAGATATTGACAACATAAAAGAACCAACTACTGATGATATTGATATAACTCCAATTACTAAAAAAGCTGAACCTAAAGGTCAAAGAGCTAGAGTACTAAAAAGTTTAGCTGATGTAAATCTTGATAACAAAGAAATAATATCAGCTACAGCAAGAGCTGAAATAGATGCTTTAATAGAGCAAAACCCTAAAAACTTAGAAGAGCAAATAACTAAGATTATTGAAAAAGAAATTACTAAAGCTGTTAAGGCTCAAATGGGTAAAATCTCTAACATAAAAGGCGAGGTTGTTATAAGTGATGAATATAAAGCTTTTATAGCTTTAAACTATGAAAACATCGTTGAAAGTTTAGACGTTAATACTATAAAAAATAATTATAAAACATTATTTGAACTTACTGAAATAGGTAAAGAAGATAGAAAGACTAGAAAAGCAGATAAACCTAGTCTTAAAAAAGACAGTAACTATAGAAAAGGTATTTTCAAAATAGAAACTAACAAAGCTAAGTTTACTAAGTTTTTTACAGAAGGAGGATATACAACATTACTAGCTAGACAAAAAGGATTAGCTAACCAAATAGCTAAAGGAATAGTAGAGAACGTTGTTAGTAATGAAATTATAGAAAACTCTAATGATAATAATGCTATTATCGATGCTAAGT